TATTGAGGGTCAGAGTCAGCAGGTATAGCTGTACCCATAATCTCGTCAACTTTCATTGACATTGACGTTTGTTCTATTGGTTGTGCTTCAGGTAATTCAACATCTTCATAAACACCTGCAGCAATTTCTTTTGCTAAGTCATTTGGATTACGTAATATAACATGTGTATATCTATCTGCCTTCATTAAATCTGAAGCATGATAAGATACATAGAACTGGTCAATAGGAACAAACTCTGAACATGGTCTGTCTAATGATGCATCATAATAAATCTTTTTAAATGCTGAACCAATAATTGGTAGATGAAACAACATTCTTTCAAACTCATGAAAGTATTCAGGCATCATATCAGTTAACTGATAATTCATAAATTGTTTTACACGAGATGCTTGTTGTTGTTTTTCTACAGTCTCAGTTCCAATTATCTGAGCCATAACTGGTCCACCTGCAGGAAATAATTCCTGAGAAGCTTTAGATTGAAACTTCACTGCTGACTCTATTAAGAGTGGATGAACTGCAGTACATGCACCTTCAAATGGTTCTGAAGTTTCTTTTAGTTTTAGTCCTAATAAATCAAAACCTCTTTGGAAAGTTTCTTCCCATTCTTGTCTTGACTCTTTATCTGATTCGTATTTATCATAAACATCTGCACCAATCTCTTGTAGTCTTTCTTCATCAAGAGTTGGAACTAAATTATCATAGTGTCCTCCTGGCATACCTTCTTCAGGCATAATGGCAGGTCTACCCATTAGGTCAACTACTGCTGAACCATCTTCCATCATAGCTACACTTTCATCAGGAAGAACTTCTTGAGTTTCTATTTCTTCTTCACCTAAACCTTCTGGCATAGGCATATCTATTTTATCAAAGGGGTTTTTTTCCGTTGGCATAATTTTTCTTTCACAGTTAATATTGTATTATTATATACTTAAAACTTCCAGTATGCAACCCTTTTTTTTCTTTCATAACCTTCTTCATAGTCAGGGTCATCTGGATGAGTTAAATTCCAAGATTCTTTCATGTAGTGTATTGCCATAGTCATTGCGTCTACTTGGTCATCATGTCGTGCATTTGGAAATGTAATTGCTTCACTATATAAATCATCACTCCACTCATAACCTTTAGGCAACCATACACGTCCTGCTTCCATCATTGGTGTTGACGCATACACTCTAGCAGTCTTATCTCTATCAGGAATATAATCAAGCACAGGTAAACCTGCACGTCTTAAATCTTGTATTAATGATTGTCCACTAGCTTTCTTCTCAATAATACACACATCAGGTTTATGATAATCATATAACTCTTGTGCTTTAGTTCTTAATGCTGGGTAGTCAAATCTACCTTTTTCATTTCCTAATAGTATTAAGTTAGATACCCAGTTCTCTCGTCCTGTTGAATCAGTCTCCATATATTCAAAGATACCCCAGGTTTGTATTACACTAAAGTCTGCTGTAGTCTTTGTAGAGAATGCAGTATCATATGTTTGTATTATATAGTCACATGCAGGTGGCTCATCATAATCCCACCACTTTAACCATTTCTTTTTAATTATACCACCTGTATCAGGCACAGGATTCTGCATGTAGAGAGACTCCCAATATCGTGAGCCATTACTTGCCTTTATCTCTTCTTCATCATTCTTGAGTATTTCACTTGGCTTCCACTCAGGAAAATAACTTGAGCCTACTGGAAGGTTCAGCATTTTACTTGAAGGTTCGTCTACCCATGCAGGTATTTTTATTACTTCCCATTTATTTTCTAATTCTATTTGTGATTCTTGTCTTAGTAACCACCCACATAAATCGTCTTCATGATAACGTGTATTAATAATGACAATTGAACCATTAGGCATAATACGTGTACGTAAACCTGATGGATACCATTCTTTTACATATCGTCTACCTGTTTCACTAAAGGAGTCCTCTTCAGACATTACGTCATCTAGGATTGCTACATGGGCACCACGTCCTGCAATCTGACTACGAACACCTGCTGCATAATAAGTTCCACCTTGATTTGTTTTCCATTTACCTGCAGCTCGTACATCACTACGTAATGTTACATCTGGAAATACTGTATTAAATAAATCAAAGTTAACTAAATCTCTTACACTTCTACCAAAGTCTGAAGCCAGTTGGTCTGAGTGTGACACAGTTAATATCTCATGTTGTGGATGTCTACCTACGTACCACGCAGGAAATAACTTGGAACATATCACTGACTTGGAAGAACGTGGGGGAAGAAACACCATAAGTCTTTTTATTTCTCCACTTTCAACTTTTTGTAATCTATCAGCTATAAGATGTATATGTCTACCCATTATCCAATCAGGTACAAGGGTAGGTGCAAACATAGCTATGAAATGTAGAAAGCTATCTTTAGATTGTAAAACTGCTTTTTGAAAGTATAACTCTCTTAGTTTAATTAAGTTATCACTTGGCTTTTGTATTAGGTCCATAATTTACCACTGGTGTTTTATATTCTTTTGGTCTTACTCTTCGTTCAAAATCTAAAGGTAAAAACCAATATGTATTTCCCCTAATTATTTTTATCGCCAATCTGTTTCCTCATCATCATCCCAGTCTTCATCTTCTTCTTCCTCTTCTATGATTACTGGTGGTTCAGGTTTAGGTTCAGGTCTAGGAAGTATAGGTTCAACATTTGCTGTGTACCATTTAACTGGACATCCTTTACAAATTGTATTCCATCCTGCCATAACCATTATATATAATATCCATAATACGAAAAAAAATAAAAAGAAATAATAAATAGCTTTTATACTATTGCTTATTAATTTTTTCAAGTTTGACAACATTTTCATAATGCTTTATCTCACGTTCTAGTTCTTCAGGAGATTTAGTTGTAATGTCCTGTTTAATTTCTTGACGTTCAATTAACATACCTAGATGTTTACCTATAAACTCCATTGCTCTGTTTGCATTAGTTAGGTCATTTTCTGCAAGACCACGATTGTACACATCCATAAACTTCTTTACAACTTCATTAATATTAACACTTACATCTTTCATTGCGTCTAGTCTTATCTGATTACATCTTTCTTCTACTTTATCATTCTTTAATAATCGTTTAGCTTCAGCACGAGTCTTTGCATCATTGTTTAAATCTTTATAACCTGCTGAACGATACGCAGCTAATACGTCACCTGTAGCTGTGTATTCTAAACAAAACTTCTCTTGCATAGCTGATAGTCCACTGGGTAATGTATTCTTTGCAAAGTTCTGATATTTTTGTTGTGCATTCTCTAGCATCTTTACTCTTTGACCTTCAGGTAACTTCTTACTTTTCTTCTCTGCCATTTTAAGTCTCCTTTCTTCAACTCTTCTCATGTACTCACGTCTCATCTCAATTAAGTCTCTACCTGCGTTTACCTTTTTTCTGGTAGCTGATACTTCTTTAATTAAGTCTCTAAGACCTGCATCATCTAAGTGGGCATATAATAAATGCTTTGGTTGTTTTTTCATTATTGTATTATACACTATATTGTGTTTATAAAAAAGTTAAAAAAACTATTGTGAGTTTTTAAAAAGTATGATATACTTATCACTAAGTTTCCAGGGTTAAAGGTATACCTGTAGGAACACAAAATACATAACACATAACTATATAGTCTCTATTGCATTTCTCGTGCAGTGTTGTGTAAATCTATTTTGAGACTCCCCATTAATAATGATTATCAACAAGTACAAGTCCAAATCCTCCATAATTTTGTGGGGGTACCCTTTTTATATATATATGTGCATGCGTGTTTTTTGCGTCCCCATGTGCGTATATGCGTCTGTGCATGTCTGTGTATGCGTAAGTAATCTCTTTTTTGTTCTACATTCGTTCTATGTCAATTTCTTGACAGTTCTACCCTTGTTCTATGTCAATTATTTGACGATTAGTGTGTGTGCAGGTCTGTGTAGGTCTGTGTAAGTGCTACGCAAGTGCATGTAATGTAGTTATCAACTACATTTTCTTCAATGTTTTCAATGCAGTTATATAAAAATACTACTGAATGTAATGAAGTAGTATTTATTATATATATTACTCTTGGTTTCCTCCCTTGTTGTTTCCCTTGCTCTCTTGCATCTAGGCAGATGAGTGAGGGCACAACGCAAGTGAGAACTCCACGACCTAGTAAAAAATACTACTGAATATAATGAAGTAGTATTTATTTACTACTAACAAAACCTCAACTGAAAGGATTTGTATGACTTTATTCAATCCAGAAAATCTTCCTATTACTAGGAAGCATTACAAACAGAAAAAGTTAAATGAGCTTTTTGACTTCTTACGAAGTCGTCCAGAATTGGACGAGTATGCAGATGCAGATGTACGAAGACTGGCAACTAAATTTTTGGAGAAAGGATTTGACTATGTCAAAAACTAAAATGACTGATTGCTTTAAGCAACCAAAGAAAAATAAATGGCAATCTTTGATTGATGGCGATACTAAACATGTAACTATATCTTCTTCTGAAGATATAGATACTGCAATAAAGTTAGGACTTTTAGTTCCTAAAAAATAATTTCCTCCCTTGACATAGTCCCTTTTTGGGACTATGTTTAAACTTTAACTGAAAGGACTTAAACTATGTTTAATTTTAAAGCTACAACTTATCTTTGGATAAGTTTATTCTGTTTCTTTATGTGTATCACAAGTGGCATATGCCTATTGTTCGTAGAACCACCTACAAGTTTCTTAGATAGTTTTATGGGTTATGGTATTTGTACTGTTGCATTCTTTGGAATGGGAATGGCAAAGGGACTTGAATAATAAAAAATACTTCTGAATATAATGAAGAAGTATTTATTTATTAAATATTAACAACCAACTGAAAGGATTAGCTATGCTAACTGGTAAAATCTGCCACAAACTGGCAAACTATAAGCATATTTCAGATGCTTCATATAACCTTGTAGGTTATTATGATAACCTTGAAGACTTCATAGCTGAAGTTCTTTTAGTCCAAGAATTAGGACTAAATAGGTCAATAAGTGATAACATAGTTATCAAAATTGCCAAGAAGACTTGGCAAGAATATAGGAGATTTTATGAGTAATGGCACGATAATATATCAAGGTCAATCTTTGATTGATAACAAGGATATTGTAGTTATTTACTTCAATGGAAGTAAAAACAAAAAGACTGGCAATATGGCTCAGACCTATATCATTCGTAGTGATATAGACCCAAGACTTGCCAGTAAGACTGGTGCAGATTATTCAATCTGTGGCAACTGTAAGCATAGGGGTACACCTACGAATGACCCAGACAGAAAACAAGCTAAAGGTAGAACTTGTTATGTCAAGTTATACCAAGGAGTGTTGGCAACTTACAAAGCATTTAAGAAAGGTAACTACTCTGTAGTTAAACATCATAAAGACATACAAAGTCTAGGCGAAAATCAAGTCATAAGACTTGGTACTTATGGTGACCCAAGTGCAGTACCTAGCTACATATGGGACAGTTTACTTAGCAAAGCTAAGAAACATACTGGCTACACTCACCAATCAAAGATTGCTAGTGCAGATGTACGAGCTGACCAATGCATGATGTCTGCAGATTCTTATGAAGAATCCAAACAGTTTTGGTCAAGAGGATTTAGGACTTTTAGAGTCCTACAAAAGAACGAAGAACTTGATGCGAAGCATGAAGTCCTTTGTCCAGCTTCTAAGGAAGCAGGAAAGCGAACCACTTGCGAACAATGTGTATTGTGTAGTGGTTCAAATATTAACGCAAAGAGTGTTGCAATTTACCAACACTAATAAAAAATATTACTGAATATAATGAAGTAATATTTATTTATTAATTAACACAAAGGAGTACGATTATGTCATATGCTGACAATCTTGTTTTGAGAATAACAAAACACAAAGTACAATCATTAAAACCTGAGATTAAAACCAATAGTAATGGTAATACTACCTTTACTAATGGTAAAATCAAACTAACAACTCAACCTTTTGATGCTACTGCATCAAGTTGTCATAGAGCAATCATAGACATTGAAGGTGTTGAATTTATAATTCAAGAGAGTTGTTCTAATGGATTAGAAGTTCTCATACAGACACAAGGTAAAAAAGTTGTTAACTCAGTTAGAGTTAATGATAAAATTGAATGTCTATCTTTGATAGAAACATTATTCAAACAATTTAAAAGATTGTTTGTTCCTCATTGGGATAACTTAACTGAAGTTAATAAAGTTAGAATTGATGTGGAAAGATAATTTAATAAATTAAACCTTGCATTATGAAAGGTGGTATGCTATGTGTATAGGTAAGGTGCAGACCTTATGTGAAAGCATTAAACTGCACCACCTTTTATTTAATTAAAAGGTAACTAGAGTAAAAGTACTTGCAATACTTAACAGATTATTAAGTTATGCATAACTAAATAATGGCTGACTTCACTTCAAGTTTCTAGTTACCCTTTAATTAAATACTACTGAATATTATGAAGTAGTATTTATATTAACCTAGCTGAAAGGAGTTTGATATGGCTAGAAAGATAACATACACATCAGCATTACCTGATGACATAGACGAAAGGGTTGAAAAGATTCAAGCTAGACTTGAAGAACTTAACCCTGAGTTCCAAGCTATGGCTGAAGAACTTCAGCAAATAGGTTGGGATTTAGCAGATTCCAATAGGGATTTGTGGAAAAATAACATAATGCACTCAAAGGTGAGTGAGTTTGAACAACTTTTATGGTTATCTGATTGGTTGAAAGACTTCAGAATTAACCCAAGATAGAAAGGAAAATACTATGAAAGTTAAAGTTTACTATAACTTACATAAGAAATGTTACTCTATCGTTTCTCTTGAGAAAGAGAACTATGGTAAAGTAATCAAGCACGAGAACTGTGTGCCATTGTTTGATGCACAGTTCAAAGTGTCAGAGAAAGGCAGACAACGAGTGTTGCGTGAGCAAAAAAAGAATGTCCACGCATATGTTGTAGGTACTTGGGTGAGTGAGTTTGTACCCAGATTGCCTATCAAATTAGCTACTTATAATCCTTATAAGTACAGTAGCTTTGTTGATGCTCACTCTAAGAAACCACTAGCTAAAGCTAGTCAAGTTCTACTTTCAAAAAGACATTTTGTAGGTAGACAAACAAGCCAGATATATTATGTGGCATAACAAAAAGAAAGGAAAATACTATGCAAGTAGGCGATAGAATAAAAGTTATTGACCAAGAAATTTATGGTAAAATAGTCAAAGATTATGGAACTGAAGTGGTCATTGAAGATGAAGACGCACCAACTGACGACAACACTTTGTGTTTTAAAAAGTCTGAAGTGGAAGAAATATATTCAACTTATGAAAAATTAGAACTTGTACATTGGGCAATACAGGAAGCAATTAATGGTAATATGGAAGAACTTTCTGATGCTTTAGAAATAGTTGAACAGTTAAGAGAACCATATTTAAAAAAGAAAGGAGTTTGACTATGTCAAATCAACATTTAAAAATGCAAGAAGAACTTTGGTCTGAAATAGATTTCAGAATTGAAGAAGAATATCAAAAGGTTATGTCCAATGCTCTGTATTGGAATGACAGACTAAAAAAATCTGAGAGAATTACAAAGTTTAACTTTGAAGAAGTCGCAGAAGATAGTAATTTTTTAGACCACCACTTTGAGTCTATACACGTAAAGATTTGGGATATGTTTTGTCTTAAATTAACTCTTGAAGAACAAGCAGAACTAAGCGAACATCTCTTAAACAAACTCTATGAGTTATTGGAAGAAGATATCCAAGACCTCAGACGAGAGCAACAACCCATATAAAAAATACTACTGAATATAATGAAGTAGTATTTATTTATATAATATTAACAACACGAAAGGAGTATATATGCAATATGTACACGACTATATTGAGCGACTAATGGCTCAAGGCAAAGCTGACCCTAAGATTAGGGGTTGGTCTATGCAAACTATTATGACCCAAGTGGGTGATAAGTTTGGCGAAAATGACTTAGAGATGATTGAATATCATAAGTCTATCGCTAGGGCATACATTATGTCCAAGTGTGGAGTTACTGATGATGAGTAGTTCCATAAAACTATATGGCAGTTCAGACCTACCACCTAATGTGTGTGCTGAACTGTCAGACATTATTAACGAGAGTTTCTTTAAGAAACTTGACAAACATTTTGACCAACAAAAGGAGAAAAAGTATGGCAAAAAATAAATTTGGTAAGACTGTAAAGGTGGACTCACCTTATGCAATCTATAAAAATGAAGCAACATTCTTTGAACATAGAGTTTTAAAAACTTATCAGACAAAAGATAATGAAAGTAAAAACCCTTATGCTAGGTGGTACGTTGCGAGTCGTTCACCTTATACCTATGGTTCGTGGGAGTATGGCGACATCTATGTTAAAGATGTGATAAGTTATCACGAACTAATAGCAGGTACAGATGAATGGAAAAAGGACTATGACTTCCTTGAAAAGTATAAGGAGTTTGCGTAAGATGTACGATAGACTATTATTAAAATTAATACTAGCATTTGGTCTGGCTATGTATGGCTTATGGCATAGCAACCAAGTGCTACCACTACCATAAAGAAAGGAATATAATTATGGATAACGATAACGAAAATAACATAGACATCAATCAATACATTGAGTATGATGAAAGTAATAATATGAGAGTTTACTTCAAGAGAGAACAGTTTCTTGAAGATGCTTTAGAATATCTTCAAAATGAACATCAAGACTATGAAATAGTGGAGGTGTAATATGAATATATTTTATTTATCAGACGACCCACAGCTATGTGCAGAGCAACACTGTGACAAGCATGTGGTCAAGATGTGTATTGAGTATGCACAATTACTATCAACTGCTCATAGAGTTCTTGATGGTGAAGAGTATACTGTTATACAAAATGGTAGACGACTCAAGAGATGGAAACACCCTAATATGTGGTACGATAAAGACCTTATGTTAGCGAGTCACATTAATCACCCAAGTAATAAATGGGTACGAGAGAGTCATACTAACTACTGGTGGCTATGTAATCTATTACATTGTCTACTCAAAGAGTATACACATAGGTATGGTAAGTTCCATGCAGTGGGTAGGCGAGTGAACACCCTTATGCAGTCACCTCAAAATATACCTATGGACAAAGGGTTTACACCTATGCCACAATGTATGCCTGATGATTGTAAGGTAGAGCATATGCCTATACTTGCGTATCAGAATTTTTATATGAAACACAAGCGACCATTTTGTAATTGGACTAAACGACCAAGACCAATATGGTTTACATAGAAAGGAATAACAATATGACTAAACAATATAAGATATATAAAAGAACTGTTAACGAAGATGGAGAAGTAACAGTAACCTTTGGCACTGAGGAAGATGTCAAGGATTGGAAAAAGGAAGAGCAACAATGGATTGAGGAAGAATTAGATGTTGGTGAAGATTCTATTGAAGAATTAGAAATAACATCAACTGACCCAAACATTGGTAGAATATTAAAACTAATTAACGATAACATTAAGGAGGAGTAATGGGTAAATATTTAAAGACTGAAATAGATTGGCAAATGATTAATGGATTTGCCAAAGAGATTTTAAGAATGGATTTTAATAATCCAGTCTTGAAAAAATGGTGTGACACTGAAGGATATGAAGGTTCAGAGTTACGCAAATACTTAACTGAGAACCATAGTGTTAGCTTTACTCAAGTAAAGTATGGCGAGTACACTATGAAAAGAAAGGACTAAACTATGAACAATAAAAAGTTTATATTAATAAATGTAACACAAGAAACACGCAGACAAATGACTGAGAATCAGTTACTTGAAATGGGTGTGGACGAGTTCATCATTGATGATGCCTATGATAATGAAGAGGTTACATTTTATCAAGATGGTGAAGAATTTATCTTGGAGAATCCAAGATTCTATGATACAGTAACTAAAATGAAAGGAGTATAACTATGAAAAAATATCTTGTGACAACCTATGCTACTGCTGAATGGCAATGCATAGTAGAAGCTGACTCTGAAGAAGAAGCTGAAGAAAAAGTTTGGGCAGGGGATTATGATGAATTAAACTTTGGTAATCCTACCAATGTTCAAGATGAACAAATAGAATCTATTGTTGAACAAACACCTGAAGTAGTAGATAAACTAAAGAAAGGACTATGACTATGTGTGATGTAATTGATTTTAAAACTAGAAAGAAAAAGAAATCTAAAGTTGTAGATGCAGAGTTTGATGTGGACATTGTAGCTAAGGACTTAGAGAAAGTAATTAACAAACACATCAAAAGAAAGACGCATGGCTTTGATATTGCGTGTGCCCTAGCAGATGTATCAGTGCAATTCATACACGATACTGCACCTTCAACTGCGTCTGCTCAACATATATTATTAACTGCAATGCAACAACCATTGCAACAAACAATAGAAGGAGAATATAAAGATGAGTAAACCTATAATAAAATCTGAAGACTATGTAGCTTTGTACTGTGAGTTAGCCACACTTATGTTTGATAAACATATAGGTGATATGTATAGTGATACACCTTATGAAATAGATGAAGACAATGGTAACTGGATAACTAAAGAAAAGTACGAAGACATATGGTGTGAAACTGTAGATAAAGTATGTGAGATACTTGATTTTCATTTAGAAAGAAAGGAGTAACTAATGCCAGTATTAGTACAATATAAAATCATTGATGGTTTCAATGAGTACAATGACTATCTCATACATAAAGATGGTGAAGACATGACTGATGATGAGAACCTAATCATAGATTTGGTTGGGGTAGATAGAGATGAGGGGGATTATAGAGATATTCGTGTTGTAGAAACTTATTATATAACAGTGCAAGAAGCATTATTTTTAAAGAGAATGTTTATAGCTTTTCCCTTTGGAGGTGATGGGTGGCTACACCAGTTAGCTATCAAAGAGTATGATGAAGAAAACTGTTTAACTGTAAAAGAAAGGAGTGAGTGATGAAAATATGGGACGATTATGATGACTGTATTATAGGTGTAGGTACACGCAGTGGTATG